CCATCTCGCAGGACGACGCGCGGCAGTTCATCGACGACTGCGCCGACTGGATCAAGTGGTGGACGCCGCTCCTCGACGAGATCCTCGGCGCGAGCGAAGTGCAGGAGAGCGACGACTGGTTCGTCGACGGCGACGGCAACCGGATCCTCGCGTACCGGATCGACTTCCCCTCGGGCTTCACGATCTACGCGCTGCCTACTCGACCTGCGCGCCTCCGCGGCAAACAGGGCTACGCGATCTTCGACGAGGCTGCGCAGCAAGACATCGACGCGTTGATGCGCGCGGGCTCGGGCTTGCTCGCGTGGGGTGGTAGGCTCGCGTTCATCTCGACCTACTACGGGACGGACAACGCCTTCTACAAGCTGGTCCAGTCGGTCAAGGACGGCAAGCAGCGGGCGTCGCTGCACGAGGTGTTCATTCACCAGGCGCTGGCGCAGGGCCTCTTCAAGCGGATCTGTCGGGTCAAAGAGCGCGAGTGGTCCGAGGAAGCGGAGGCCGATTGGATCTCGGGCATCCGGCTGAGCGTCGGCGACTCCGTGTGGGAGGAAGAGTTCGAGGGGCTGCCGTCGCGCGCAGGCTCGAGCTTGATGTCGCTGACCCTGATCAACCGCTGCGCCGTGGTGCCCAAGGAGCGGTGCACGGTCGTCGAGATCTGCGGCGGCGCGACGCCGACGGTGTGGCTCAACGGCGAGGAGAAGGGCAACGCGCCCAAGCCGTGGCCGCTGCCGAACAGCGAGGTCACCGGGGATGGGTTCGCCACGCCACGCGAGCGAGCCGATCTGATCGAACTTTGGCTGAGCATGTACCTCTCGCCCGCGCTCGCCCGCATGGCGAAGACGGGGCTGAAGGCATACTGCGGCTTCGACTACGGCCGAACTCGCAACCTGTCGACCAAGGTCTTCGGCACCAAGGATCGCAACGCGCTGCGCGAGGTTGGGATCATCCTTGAGCTCGAGGCCGTCCCGTGGCCCGAGCAAGACGCGGCCGACGACTTCGTCTGGTCCAGGCTCACGACGTTCGAGGCCGGGGCTGCTGACTCGAACGGGATCGGCAGCAACTCCGCGGAGCGAGCTCGGGACCGGACCGGCGGCAAGGTCAGGATGGTCAGCATCAACGACGGCTGGCACCAGCCGGCGTTCCAGCGCGTGATCTCCAGCTTTCAAGCCGAGCGGTTGTTGATTCCCGGACACTTCGAGCCGCTGGTAGATGACCTCGCCAGCCTCGCACGCGGAAGCCGAGACAAGATCGTCGCGCCGCAGCGGATCACCAAGGACCGTCGAAAGCAAAAGCGCCACGCCGACGCAGCGTTCGCCCTCGCCCTGTTCGAGGAGGCCGCGAGTTCGACGATCGAAGAGCCGGCCCCGCTCATCGTTTCCCGACAGTACCGACCACGATTGAGGACGATCATCCTATGAATCCCAAGATCAACAACCGGCTCCGAGACGGCACCGGCCGCTTTGCGCCTCGCACCGACATGGCCACGATGCCCAAGCGGGCCCGTACCGACTCCCTCGCAGGAGTCGGCCGAGACGCGCGCGGCCGCACGGCTCGCAATCAACTGGCCTTCGGCTCGGGCTGGCTGTACCCGCAGATCGCCTGGGCGACGTACTCGCAGAACGGCGTGGTCCGACACCTGATCTCGCGAATCGCCACGCTGATGCTGTCGAAGCCGTGGTCTTACCACGGCGCTGACGTCAAGTACGAGTGGTCGCCGATCATGTCGCAGATGGAGACGCTCGGGGTCGCTACTGGCCTTCGCTCGGCTGTCATCTGGCAGATGATCTTCGGCGGTGCCGGGCTGGTGATCGATCCCGACGATGCTTTCCAAAAGTGGTCCGAGCCGCTCGACAAGGCGAAGCTCCGCAAGATCAACGCGATCGTCCCAAAGACCGCCTTGTCGTTGAAGCCGTACCCGTTCGAGCACAACTGGCAGACCTGCGAGTTCTATTACGACCAATACACGCCGAACGAGAACAAGCGACTCATTCATAAGTCGCGAGTGATCCCGATCGTCGCACACGACACGCCGCCCGACCTCGGCTACTGGGGATCTCAGGTCTACAACAGCTACACCGGCTGGCCGCCGTCGTGGATCGAGGGGATCTACGATCCGTTGTGTGAATGGAAGGGCGCCGACAAGAATGTGGGGACAATCATCCGCACGATGTCGTTGCTGTACTTGAAGCTCGCTGGATTCCGCAAAGCTCAGACAGCGCCAGCGAACTCGCAAGAGGTTCAAGAGCTGGAGAACATGCTCGAGTCGATCGCCGAGAACCTCGACAACGAGGGGCTGTTGACGATCGATGTGGACGACGAACTCGGCGAGGTCGGGCGAAACACGTCGGGCCTTGACCGGTTGCTGAAGGAGAAGAAAGGCAGCTTTGTCTCGTCGACCGGCGTGCCGCAAGAGCTGGTGTTGATGGAGGCCGTCGGGAACCTCGGCGACAACTCGGGCCCGATCGACGCGTACAACCAATTTGTCGACGGCATGCGAAGCGACACGCTGGTCGCTCCGCTGATCAGGATCACCGATTTGCTGCTAGCCATCCAGGCAAAGAACGACCCGTCGTTGGTGCCGCCGAAGCAGTACACCATAAAGTTCGCCCCGCTCGCCGAGCAGTCGGGCGCCGAGCAAGCGGACCAGCGCGAGAAGGAATCGGCCGCGCGCGAGCGCGACCTCAACCTGGGGATCGACCCGGATGTCGTGCAAAGCGACCCAGCGCTCAACGTCTATCCGGGCATGTCCCAGTATCGCGAGCGCAAGGCGGCCGAGGCCGAGGCAGGCAAGGCAGCTGCAGCCAAGACAGCTGCAGACCCAATGTCGACCGGTGAGCTCGAAAGCGCGGCGTCGATCGCCAAGCGGCTCAACGTTAAGCCGACCACGGTGCTGGCCCTTCGCGCTCGCGGTGCATTCGAGGGACGCAAGATCGGCGCGCGATGGAAATTCCACTGGCCGACGGTCTGGGCCGCGCTCAAGGGCGAGCAGTCGGCGGAGATCGAGCAAGAGATGGAGCAGATCGAAGAGTCGACGGATCGCCGCGACAGCGGGCTCGGGCTCTCGACGGCGGAGTATTTTGGCAGCGTGTTCGGTCGGTCCTCCGCGATGCGAGAGATCTTCGCGGTGCTCGAGCGGGTGGCTCCGTCGAGCATGTCGGTGCTGCTCACCGGTGAGACCGGTACCGGGAAGGAGGGGATCGCCCGCGGGCTCTACGAAGTGGGAGGCAAGCGCGGCAAGATGATCTCGCTGAATTGCGGGGCGTTGCCTGTCGAGCCGGATCGGGTGCTCGAGATCCTCACGGAGAACATCCAGCGGGCGTCGGGCGGCACGTTGTTCCTCGACGAAGTCGGCGAGCTCCCGGGCCCGAGCCAGGCCGCGATGCTTCGAGCGATCGCCGACGCCGGCAACGTCCGGATCATCTCGGCGACGTGGCATGACCTCAGCTCGAGCTGGTTCCGGCGCGACCTTCATACCCGGCTCGCTCAGGTCGAGGTCGAGATCCCGCCGCTGCGCGAGCGCGAGGATGATGTGGTCGAGCTGGCGACGCTCTTCTACAAGGCCTATGCCGCGAGCACCGGGACAGTCCCTCTTTCGACCCCATTCGCAAGTGACGCTCTCGCCGCCATGCGGATCTACAGCTGGCCGGGCAACGTCCGCGAGCTCAAAAACGCTGTCGAGCGCGGGGCCCTATTTGCTGGAAACGGCGCGCAGATCTCAGCTGAGAACCTTTCTCTGCCATTGGGTCGTCGGGCGTAGCGAGCGCTAGCAACCGGCTCGGCTGGTGATTGTTGCGCGCCGAGATCTCCGCTGGTAGGCCGAGCGGAGATGGCGGTGGATGAGCAACAGCAGACTCCCGAGCAAAAGAAGCTCGAGGACGAGCTGCGTCGTCGAGCGGAGCAACAGAAGCCCACGCCGCGCCCAGAGCCAGGGCGCACGGAGAAGCGACACGGCTGATGTCCGACGTGAGCGACGTGGCATCTGATCTCGGCGAGGCCGGCGGCGCGACTCACATCGCCGCCGATCTCGCCGCGCCGCTGTTGGATGGCGCGGTGTTCGATGACGGTCGTGTGTGGCGCTGGTCGAAGACCGAGCTGTGCTTGGATTCGACGCAGACCGAGGCCGTCGATCGAGCGATCAAGGCGGCCGAGCGCGCGACCGAGATCCTCAAGGGCGACGGCGACTGGCGCCGCCGAACCCGAGCGGACCGCGGGACCGTCGACGCATTCCGGGCCGCGGTCGACTCGCTGCGCAAGGACGGCTTCGACGACTTCCTCACGGAGGAAGGGTTCTTCAAGGCCAAGGTCTGGGCCGCGCGCACGGGCACGCAGATCTACTCGGACGGCCGCACCATGTGGGGCGAGTTCAGGTCCGAGTTCGAGGTCGGCTCGGACGCTAGTCTTCGCAGCTGGGACCTCAAGCCGCTCTGCGACGACCATCCCGACGTGCTCGTGATCCCGGCGAACTACCGTCAGTTCGTCGCCGGGACGTGCGGCCAGGATGCGTACCTCGAGCTGCCCGCGAGCGACGGCTACCGCTACGTCTGCCTCACGATCCTTGTTGGCGACCTCGCCACGCTGATCAAGATCCGCGGCGGCAAGGTCGAGCTCTCGGCCGGCTACACCGCAATTCTCGTGAGGGCCACCGGCCGCGATTGCAACGGCATCGCGTACGAGTTCCTCCAGACGCACATCCTCATCAACCACCTCGCGCTCGTCGATGCCGGCCGAGCAGGACCGCTCGCGCGGATCTGCGTCGACGGTGGCGCGTGGCAGGTCAACACCGACTACGTATTCGCGCTCAAAAGCGCACGACCCCAACACCAGGATCAGACGAACATGAGCACGCAGGCCA